GTTAGACACCGGGTAGGTGAAGCGCGGCGCGGCAGTCCACGTCTCATTGCGCAGAGTCGGTCCGTCGATCGCCTGGAGGCTTAGCCCATCGGTGACGTAGACAGGGCGAGGGCTATAGGACCGTCCGACGAGGTCGTCAGGGTTCGTCTGGTCGACGATGGTAACGCCCGTGAACTGATCGTGGGTGTAGGCGACAAGTCGCCAGTACGTCTCGCTGTTAGCGTCCTGCCCAAAAATGACCTTGGAGCCGGTATTGACCGCGGCGCTCCCAAGGGCGGCGGTCGACCCGACGAGGATCCAGTCCTGGTAGGCTTGCGGGCAGTGCGTCCCGACGGTGCGATACCACATCTTCGCCGACGCGGTCGAGATCGCGATCTTGACCTGGACGTGGGACCCGCTTGCGGCGGACGTTGTGACGCTCGCGACGGACCCTGGCGTCTTGTTATCGTACAGCGTGATCGCAGTCGTCGACACCTGGGCGACCACCTCGTATTCAAGCGGCGTAGCGTCGCTGATCCGAAGGTTGAGACGGGCGGTCCCTGACTCGACGCGGACCTCGAAGACGGCCTCGATGCCCTCCGCCAGCGTGCCGGAGAGCGTGCCGGTGGAGTAGACGTTGCTCTCACCGCCACCGGTCGTGATGTGCAGCCCAAGGGCCGTCAGGACCGCCGTGGGGGCGCCCGCCGTGGTCAGCGTCCAGATGCCGCCCGTGTTGTCCGGGAGGTCCAGGGGCAGCCAGGTGTGGGCGTAGCCGGTCGACCACGCCGGCAGGATGGTGTAGGACGCCTGCTGCGCCGGGTCTACCGACGTAAAGCCGCCGAGGTAGGCGAGCGAGATCGAATCGTCGTATCCGCTGGGGTTGGCGACATGTCGGCTCAGGACGACGCCGCGCCCTCGGTGCGAAATGATCGACACGTCCTTCAGGTAGGTTGACGTGTCGTTCGCACCGTAGGAGCCGTATCCGTGGGCAACGAAAGCCAGCGCCGAGGCCGAGGCCGCGTGGACGTTCCATGTCGCAGCGTCGTCGTCCGAGTAGCGCGTCATCAGTTCGTAGAAGGCGCCGCCGGCCGTGTCGTGGTCGACGCCGGCCGCGTAGATGATGCCGTCGTCGTCGCGCCATGCGGCCATTTCGCCCGCGGTGAACACGCCGCCGCCGACGGTGCCCCACTCCATCGGATCCGTTGCACTGGAGATCGGGATGTTGTCCGCGTCGCTCAGCAGCTCGTAAGCGTTGCCGATGGTGCGAACAAAGCCGATGTAGGATGCCGCGTACCCGCCCGGAGAGGCGCCCACGTAGAAGACGTGAAACGCAGACTCGGTCGCGACGATGTCCGGATAGACCCGGTTCGTACCGGTCAGCTTTTCAACGAGAGTGAAGTTGCAGCCGCCGTCGACGCTGGCGTACTGCCAGATCTGGTCCTCCGGGCCCGCTGGGTCTTGCACCTGGACCGTCATCAGGTACTGCCCCGACCGCTGCGCCACGCGAACCCGCCCAGGGGTGTACCCGCCGCCGCTCGTCACTACCGCGGCCGGTAGACAGGAATGCGAGCCCTCGGTCCAGGTGGCGCCGCTGTCGTCGGACCACCACATTCGGATCTGAGAGAAGGCGCTTGGTTCCACCCACGCGTAGCAGAGCACTCGCCCGGACGGCAGGGGCAACAGGCAAGGGTGAGTGTCGTACGTGCCGGCCGACCCTGGATCGTAGATCTCCACCTCGGTCGGGGCGCCAGTCGTCGCGTCGATGATGTGGGCGACGATCCGCCGTGAGTCCTTCATAGACACCGTCAGGACGGTTCCGTCTGCCAACTTGCAGAGGTGACGGGGATGCCACTTGTCCACGACGTTGCTGCGGTCGATGAACCGGAAGCCGGTGAGGTTGACGGGTCGTGCCCAGCTCTTCCACAGCGGATCGCCGACCTGTCGCCACAGAAAGCGGGCTCCGTCGACGCCAGGCAGGCCGCCGTGGATCGTCATGCCCTGGAGGTCGGTCGTCGACGCGATGCTACCCACGCCCTCCAAGACCAGATCCGACGCGACGCCCATCGGGACATCGCCGGGCTGTGGGTCGCCCTCGGTGTAGACGCTGTTCGTCGTGTCGAAGTTGGCGAGCGTGAACCGCGGATCAGGGATGATGATCCCGCGGAGCCAAGAGGGGAGGGTAATCGTTCCCATTGCCTACCTCGCCCGATGGCCGACGATGCCGCCGGTAGAGCTGACTGCCTGACGGATGGCCCTATCCGTCGGGCCGCCCATACTCAACCGGTCGTCTTCCCATCGGGTGACAACGCGGTTGTGCCCGTACACCGACACCGCGTAGACGTCGCGCCGTGGCGCGATGCCCGAATCTGCGCGCTTCAGCGCCTCGTCGCCCATGACGGATCGGCCGACCTTGGAGGACACCCATTCGCCGGGCTGGACGTGCCGCACCACGCGATCCGGCTGGACCGCGCCGCCCGTGTCCAAAGCGGGCTGCTGTGCGCCGATCGCGATGAGTTGGGGCGCGGTCGAGGCCGCGGCGCCCGCCATGCTCGCGAGGTTGGCCGGCCACGGAGCCGACGTTGCCGCCTTCGTGATGGCGACGGCCAAGTTGACGGCAGCGGCGGCCATCGACCAGTTCTTCTCTCGCCGCCAGGCGTCCCGGGCCGCTTTCTGCTGATTCGCGATCCGCTTGCGCAGCTCGTCTTTCTGCGCCTCGGTATAGAACTCCTCGCCCGCGGCAAGCTGCGTCTCCAGCCGGGAGACGTTGTCCGCCGCGTCGGCGTAGGCGTCCGCCATCGACGACGAAACGGCCGCCATGCCCTGCTGGGCGTAGGTCCCGGCCTGGGCGATCCCGTCGATCTGCTTCGTCAGTGCCTCTTGCTGGGCGCGGGCCGCGTCAGCGTCCTGTCGGGCGCGCTCGTCCGCGTTGCGCTTGCGGAGGTCCGCAAGATCCTGCTCATGCTCCAGAGCGAGCGCGGTGCGCGCCGACTCAGCGCGAGCGAAGTCCCAGGTCGTCGCCTCCAGCTCCGCGATCCGGTCGAGCTGCTCCTGATAGACCGCGTTGAGACGCTCCTCGTCGCTCATGGTGGCAAGCGTCGAGTCACGGCGGATCCGGTCCAACTCTTCGATGGCGGCGGCTCGCGTCCGGACGGCTTCGGCGTAGGCGCGGGCCTCCTCCTTTGCGGCGGCGGCGGCGTCCTTGCTGGCGTCCTTGCCCGCCCTCTTTGCGGCGGTGTTGCGGTCCTCTGCGGCGGCGTTCTGCTCCAGGAGGCCGCGCAGCTCCTTCTGTAGTTCGGCCTCCTTCTGCACAGCCCGATTGAGGGTGTCGATCTGCTCCCGGGCCGCGTTGGTCTTCGCCGATGCGCCGGTCAAGCTCTCGACGACACCAGCGACCACGTTGTCCAGGACCGTTCCACGCTCGCGGAGAGCGTCGACCGTGTCGCCAAACTTGCCCCACGTCTCGGTGGTTTCGGTCAGCTCCCTGCGCTGGTCCTTCTGCGCGTCGGCGAACTCCAACACGCTCCGCTGCGCCGCAAGGCTCGCCTGAGCCCGACGAAGCTCCGCGTCGGTGAGCTTGCCAGTGGCGTGGGCGAGCTGGAGCCGGACGTCTGCGATCCTGCGCTCGGTGCCCTCCAGGGCCTTTGCCTGCGCCGTGTAGGTGGCCTGGACCTCCTCGGCAAGACGGATCTCCCGAGCGTAGGCGGTATAGGCGACGGCAGCGATTCCGACCGCTGCGCCGAGTGTGCCGAATGCAACCGGCGCGGCTTGGAGCGTGCTCGTCAGAAGCCCCATATTGACCTGGGCGACCTGCAAGCCCTGCTGCGTGAAGACCTGAAGCGCCCCGGTCCCGCTGGCGAGCTGCGAGACGACGTCAGGAATCTGCTGAGCCGTCGACTGGACGGCCATTCGCATCTGGCCCGCCGACTTTGCAGCCGCCTGCGTCGCGACGGTCGACGTCTTCGCTACGCTCGTGACCGCGCGTTGAGCAGCCTTGATCTCGCGACTCAGCGCTGCCGTAAGGGTGCGCGCCTCTTTCGCCCCGATGTCGGGGATCTTCGCCATCTCCTCGCGCAGTCCGTCCAGACGCGCGACGATGTCGATTCCGACGACGGCGTCACCTGCGGCCATTAGCCACCCCGCTTGATTCGCGCTGCGATGGCGCGGCCGAGTTCTGGCGTGATCTCTCGGACCTTAGCCCGCACCGGCTTTCGGATAAGCTCGGTCACAAGATACTTTCCATCGCTCGCCCGCGGGCTGGCGACCTTGCGGTAATACTTGCCGGCGATGATCTTCCCGCGGGTGACGCGCGGGCGAAACGCGGTCTTGGCGCGCGCTCCGCCGGCCGCCTTGATCTTCCGGTATTCGTCGTGGGTGATCTCCTCGACCGTCGTAGCGAACGGCCCGGGGCGGTGGATGACCGCGGCGCGCGGGGCCGTGACGATCCGGGCGCCCTTGGTCTTCGTGCGGCGGACGAGACGCACCGTCTCCGTGTCGGTCGATCCGACGGACACGCGCACCTCGGTGTTCGACACCGTCGTGATGGTGTCAATCTGCCCAGACCTCCCCGTGTCCCTCTGGACGCCCGTACCCGGCGCGTACCACGCCGCGCGGGCGCCCTGGGCTACCTGCTCCGCGGCGGCCTCCAGCACCCGCGACGTCTCGCCACCGGCCGCGTCGAGCGCCTTGCGGACGAACATCTCCAGGTCACCCGTCAAGGTCACCGTCACGTCGCCGTCCTTGTAGCGGAGCACCGGCATCAGCGACCAGCCTTGCGCGCCGCCAGGGCCTGTGCGTGGCCCCACAGCGCTTCCGAGACGGCCTGGACGTCTCCACCCCTGCCCTTGGGCTTACTCGCCGCCTGGCGGGCCTCTGCGGCCTCCTCCTCGCGGACCTGGTAGAGGGCAAGCATTCGGGCGCGGTCCTGTCTGGGGAGGTTCTCGAACCATCTTATATCACCGTGGCCGTATCGGAGACTCAGCTCTAAGGCGACGCGGTCCGGCTCTCCTCGCCGCCCTCGGATTTTCCCGCCTCGTCCTCGACCTCCGCAGCGCGCGGATACAGGCCGTCCGAGACTGCGGCCATGATGGTGATGCCCGCCTCGACGATCTGCTTCGGGGTGGCGCCCTGCTCTCGCAACCACGCGGACACCTCGCCACCGTACGACAGCGGGTCGAAGCCGTGATCCTTGTAGGACGCGCCGGAGCGCCGGCCGATCCGCGTGCACATGCCGATCGCCGCTGCAAGCGAGCGCAAGCGGCGCAGGCCGGGATCCTTGGCGCGCGAGACGTCCACGTCTGCCGCAAAGACCTCCTCACGCTCGGTGAAGCCCGGGAGGGTGACAATGTGCCGCTCTCCCAGGATCTCGATGTAGATGGGGGTGCTCTCCATGGTCCCTATCCCCGAATCAGGCGTAGGTGATGTAGTCGGTCGAGTAGGTGTGCGCGGTGATCTTGAGACTCAGCTTGCCCGGCACGCCTTCGGAGAAGTTGAGGTCGAGCGTGCAATACTTCAAGATCACCGAGTTGTCCGCGGTGGCGCCGAAGTTGGAACGCTCGCCAGTCCATTTGACGGTGAGGCAGTAGGCGTCACCAGCCGTGGTCGGAAGGGTCGAGGTCGCGGCGGCCCAGGGGCCCTTCTTCAGCACCACATCGCCGATGGTGGCGGTGGTGCCGTCGCCGATGATGTGGACGGCGTGACAGGTGAAGGTCACCTCGATGGGCTGATCTTCGACGTCCCGCACGGCGTAGACCTTGCCGCGCTTCATAAAGCTCTGGCGGGTCTTCTGCGTCGGGTTGACGTCGCCGAACTGGAAATCCCCGTCTTCGTAGGCGACGGTGAAAGACAGGGCGCCGCCGTCCGTGATGGTGATCGACCCATCGACCGGGAGGAGCGGAGTCGCGGTGTTGGCCATGGTGTGCCTCTCAGGTCAGGGCGTAACGGTGGTGAGCCATGAAAGTGGTCGTGCCTGTGACGTAACCCTCTATGCGGGTAGTCCTCTCGGCGCGCTCGAACAGAAAGTGAGCCGTCTCAATGCTTCGGACGGCGCTGACGATTTCGGCCTCGATGTCCAATGCAGCCTCGTAGCTCGTCCGCTGAGCGTCCGCCTTGAGGACGTGCGCCCACTGGACCGACACGACGGAACGGACGAGGAGGCCCTCAGACACGCGCTGCCGGTTGTCCCGTGGGTCGATGGAGGCCGACGGGACACCGACAGCGAACGTCTTGTGCTGCACGGAGCTGGGGTCGCTACCAAAGAGGTCATAGCCCCACCGAGATTCACGCCAGCCCTTAGCCGTGATGGCCACGACTGCGAGTTGACGGATCTCGGTGGAGGAGCCAGACATCAGGCGGAGGCGCCCCAGATGATGACGTCGTAGGTGACCGTGGCCGCGCCGGGGTCGATCGTCAGGATGTCGCCGGTCCCCGCGGTCACCGCCAGCCCGCCCCCGTCAAGGGGGGCATGCCAGAGAAAGCACCCGGAGGCCGGCACCTTGATGATGTCACCCGTCGCACCAAACAGGCCGGAGAATGCAGGGTTGGACCCTGCGCCGACGAGGAGGGTGCTGGCGGCGGCGGTCGCCTTGTTCTTGATGTAGATCCCGCGGACCTCCACGAAGGTCACGGTCCCGCCGTGGGCGCCGGCCAGGCTGCCCGCCAGATCGATCGTGTCGGCGGATGCGGCAGCGGTCCGCGTGTCCGACCAGATCAGGTCCTGCTGGTTGTCGCCCGTGCCGGTGGCGTAGTCGGTCGAGTGCAGCGTTCCGGGGTAGGTCCCTCGATGCGCCGTGGTCGACGTGCCGAGGTCCAAGGCGGTGGTCTGCCGCCCCAGAACATCGACGGAGATGGTGAGATTGACGGCCATTGGTGGATCCTACGGCTCAGGCGAGGACGGGGGCGGTGGCGCCGTCGGCTGCGTTGCCCAGCTCCAGAGCAACCCATTCGGCGCCGTTCCAACCCAGCACCGCATAATCGCCCGCGTCGGCGAAGGTGATGGTGGTCCCGCTGGCGAGGTTGCTGGGCGTCAGGGTGCCGTCCCCACCGTCCACGACCATCTGGATCTTCTTGAGCTGGCCGTAGGCGGTGCCATCCGCCAGGGTAAAGGCGTCCGCGCCGGTCGTGGTGATTGCGGTGTAGTAGCTCGTCACGTTGACGGCACCGGGCCCGCTGAGGTTCTGCTGCGCGGCCAGGGGGATCCCAGCCCCAGGACCAGCCGTGTACCATGTGGTCCCGCCATCCACCGAGACGTACACGCCCGTGGTAGCCGTCGAAGCATCTTCGCGCAGGTATAGCGCGGTTGCACCACTGACGAGGTTGTAGGCGCCGGAGGGCGCCCCGGTGCCAGAGCCGATGAAGACGTCCGTGGTGGAGGCGATCGACGGGTCATCGCCGATACGCACGAACGAGGTCTTGATGCCGCCCTTACCGAAGCGCTGAGCGAGCTTGTGCGCGCTGTTCATGGCTGATCTCCCTTAGGAGGTGAGACCGGGCATTCCGCCCAGCCAGATGGAACCGCGCGGCCGGCGCCGTCCGTCGGTCTTTCCGTCGTCGTCCCTATCGACGGCGTACGAAAGCGAACCCCAGAGGCTTTCGTACTCCGCCCGATACCTTTCGGCAGCGGTGGCGTACGTCTCGCCCTCAAGGGTAAAAGTGAAGTCTTCAAAGATGAGAGCGAGCGTCAGGTTGAGCGCGGCCTGCTGAAAGGCGCTCGGTTCAACGATCTGCTCGGGGCGCTGGCCGGCCGCGTGAAGACGCGACAGCATGATCCCCACCGCTTCGTCGATCTTGTCCTGGAACGTCGCAAGGCTGTGAATGCAGCCCTCGTAGGATGGATCGAGGATGCGGATCCGGCGATATAGCGCGTCATCGGTCAGCGTCGGGTAGAACGCCCGTCGGCAGAGAGACGCAGTCTGCTCGATGACCTCCGTGGTCGGAGCGGCGGCGAAGGTGAGCGTCCAGGCGACCAGCCAGCGGGTGCCCGGCGTCTCCGTGGCCGGCAGCAGGGCCGCCGACACCGGGTAGGTGGCGATGCTGCCCGTCACCGTCACCGAGGCGCCGTCAACCACGGCCGTCCCATCCGGGCGGTAGATAGACACCGTGCCGCCCGTGGGGGCCACCAGGGCGCCGCTCACCACCATAGGGCAGGTGATGGTCTGCGTCTGCGCCCGAAGGAGCTGGTAGGGCCCCAGGAGGCGCGCAGAGCGGCGAGTGATGGTGGCGGCGTCCGGCATCAGCGGTCGCCTCTCCGCTCACGGTCGACACGGATCATGCTCTGCCGCGCCTCCTCGCGAGCCCGCGCAGGCGGCATGCCGCCCGACACGAGGTCACGGGTCACCCGGTCCATTGCGGCGCGGTCCCCGGACCGCTCCCCGCCGGCAGCGGCGGGCCGGTTCAGGTCCGGGCGGATGACGTGCTTCGGGGGTCGGGGGTCGCTCATGACGAAAGCTCCGGGACGACCACGGAGGCCGCAGCGGGGTTGTCGCCGTTGAGGCTGTCGAGGTAGTCGCTGAGGACGCGGATGGTGGACCGAAGGGCGATGATGTCGGGTGCATCCTCGCCCGTCGACGCGCCCTTGTGCTTGGCGAGACGGCGCGGGAGCGATGCGCGGGCCTCGTCCAGCATCTTCGTCGCGACGTGGGCGGGGCACGGGTCGATCTCGCCCGCGGTGATCAGGCTCTGGAGCCACTCGACGTATCCAGCCTCGTCGGTGGTGATGGTCGTCGAGCCCTTGTGACACGTCTCCCACGCGCTGTGGTAGTGCGTGCGGATCATGCCCTTTCCGCCGGTCGGGTCGACCTTGGTGGCGCGGAGGTAGGAGCCGCCGGGGCCGCGGTTGTGGGCCAGGAGGTTCCAACCGTCCATCTCCAGCTTCTGCCGAGCGACGCCGAAGGTGATGCGGCCGGCCTTGTCCTGACCGACACCATCGACGCCGGGCTGAAGCCGGATCGGTCGCAGGGCGGGGACAAGGGCGCCGGCCATGACCAGCCACTGATCAGCACGCCAGGCGTAGACGAACTGTCGGCCGGTGGTGCGCACGAACGGGAGCACGTCGGAGCGGTTATTGGTGGCGACCTCCGGTGTGACGGCGACAGCGTCGGCTGCCGAGACGTCCATCGAATGCCGACGCTCGGACGAGGCGATCGGCGTGGTCGCTGCGGTGGGTGCGGGTGCGGCTTTGGTGCGGGCCATGGAGTGCTCTCCTTTGGATGAATGGGGCGGGCGCCGGAGGGCGGGCCGGAGAGCTTTTGGCTACTCTCCGGGCCCGCCCCGAGGTTGATCAGGCGTCGGACCGGACCCGGCAGCCCGCAGCGTCCTGACCCTCGATGACGCCCATCACGGCGCGCATAGCCCACGCGGTGAGTCCGGTACGGCCGGAGCGGATACGCTCCAGACGGGCCTGGACCGGGGCGTCGGGGACGGCGATCGGGATGATGTTGGGATCCATCTCGGCGCGGAAGGCGCCGCGGCCGTGGAGGAGCGCCCCACGCCCGAAGACCATACCGTTGACGTTGACACCCGCGTCCGATGCGTCGCAGTAGGACGAGGAGAAGGTGTCGACGCCGAAGAGCTGACCCATGTAGCTCCCGCCGGTCCACTTGGTGAAGCCCTGGAGGTCCGGCCGGTGCTGAAAGGCGCCGCCGATGCTGGCGAGATCGGTGTTAATGTCGCCGATCTGGGTCGGATGAAGGATCTGGCACAGCGTCGACTGGACGTTGGCGACACGCAGCTTGGTCTGCGCGTCGATGAGGTCCTGGACGACGAGGTCCACGCCGCTGGAGCCGACCACGTTGGTGCTGAAGCCGGTGGCGAGGGCCGCGAGCAGATCGAGCAGGGTGAGGGCGGTAGTGATGGCGCAGTCCGCGGCCATCATCTCGGGGTCGAGGATACCGAAGGCGTCGGTCATCCGCGCGAGGTCGCCGTGCTCGTAGATCTTGTCGTACAGAGCCAGGGTGATCTGGTCGCTGCCGTCGGTGAGCGCGGTGTTGCCAGGGTCGGTGCCCTCGGTGCCAGCGCTCATCAGGTCGTAGCCGAGCAGGCCGACCTGGGGGATCTGCATGACAAGCGAGCCCGGCATGCCCACGCCCGCGTCGATGAGGGCGGGGTGCGACAGGGCAGACGCGTCGCGGTCCGCGAGGAGCAGGGTGTAGAAAGCGCCGAGCTGGGCGGCAACGTTCAGGTCGCCAAGGCCGGAATAGACAATCTCGTTGGCCATGGTGGCCTCCTTTGATCACCGACTCCGCGACGCTTTTTACGGGTGGCGGCCCGAGCTTCGCCGGCTATTGGTTGGGTGTTGAGAAGAGCTACCGGAAGGCTACTTCCGATAGCTCGTCGTGTCAAGACGCCGGGCGCCTCAACGCAGCCATCTGCTGACTGAACTGCTCGCGGGTGATCTCGTTGCGCTGAAGTTTCAGCGTCAGGTCGGACACCGCCTGCTGCCCGCCCGCCGACCCCGCGCCAGGCTGGTGCTGCGCGGCGCCGTGTCCGCCACGGGGCTGGGCCGGCGTCTGGCTCTTGCCAAAGACGCTCTCCAGGTGCGGCCGGATGAGCGCGGACGCATTGGCGATCGTCGTCGGATCGGCCTTGAAGGCGTCGAGCCAGGCGCCCAGGTCGGGCCGGTTGGTCTTCGGGAGCCTGGCGTGCTCCGCCTCCAGCGCCGATGCGACGCCGTCGTCAAGAAACCCCCGGCTGGCGATCGTGCGGTAAGTAGTGAGCGCGGCCTTGCTGGCGTCCAGCTCGGTCGTCTTCGCGGCAAGCTGCGCCGTGATCGTGTCGACGGTCGACAGGCGCCCCTCGGCCTGGGCGAGCTGTTCCTGCACGGTTCCGATCTGCGACTTGAGGGCGTCGCGCTCCTGGACCAGTGCGGCAAAACGGCTATAGGGGACGCTCTGCTCTAGAGCCGGGGCGGGCGCCGGAGCAGGCGCTGGACTCGGAGCGGGTGCGGGTGCGGGCGCCGGGGCGGGCTCAGACATGGGGGGTGCTCTCCTTTGTGGGTGTGTCGGGCGTCGACTCGGTCATCGGCGCAATCACGTATTCGATGTCCGCCGGGTCCTTCCGAGTCCCGGCGCCGCGGCGCATCGGCCAGCGGGTGGCGTAGGACACGCCGCGGTACACCGCGAGCAAGTCGGACCACACGCGATAGCACTCGCGATCGGCAAGTCGAAAGACCGGCGCATAGACGTTGGCAAGGGACATCCGCTCTTCGCGTCCGACCGCAAGGCTGTAGCCGCTGCGAATGTCGGACGTCTCGCGGGTCACCTCGACCCCGCCTATCGCCTGCTCGATGAGGCGGCGCTCGTAGATGCGGATCGACTCGATGACCTTCGCAGGGTCGGCCGGCGCCTCGAAGGAGCCCACAAGGGGCTGCCCGTTGGCGCCTTGGGCGCTGCGTCCCGATAGGACGGTAGCCGGGTCGGCAACGATGACGTTGCTGCCCGTGCCCGTGTCCTCTGGCTCCCCGCCGTCCCATTCGACGTCGATCCCGTAGCGCTGACGCCACGCGGCTTGACGGATGATGTGGGTGTAGTGCGTGTAGAGCAGCCCAAGCTGTAGCGAGCCCTCCACGATCTCCCGGTGCGTGTATGGGTCCCACGTCGAGCCGGTGATGCTCCGGTGGTACATGACGACCGGCATCAGCGGCGCCCCGTCCTGCCCCACCCACGGGTATAGGTCCGCGTCGGCGCCCCGAAGAGCCGTCGTGATGTCGGCGCCCTTCGCGTCGAATGCGCGGTAAATGCCTCCGCCGATCCGCCACTGGACCCACGCCGTGTCATCGCGCGGGTCGGGCTCCCACCAGTGCACCTCCAACAGCTCCCGCGGACGGCGAGGGTTGACCTTCACCGTCGCGAGGTCCGGATAGATGAGGTGCGCGAGCGGCTGGCCGTCCTCGTCGAGGTCGCACAGCAGCATCGTCTCGCCAAGTCCAAGGGTGTCCCTCTGGACGCGTTGCAACAGGCTGCCGACCCCGGCCTCCTCGACTGCGTCGACTACCTCGGAATCAGGGCCCTCAATGTCCCGCTCCTGGCGGTAGAGCATCGACAGGCGATCCCACACCTGACAGTACGGGTTGCTGCTCATGTCGAGAGGCAGCCAGGCGCGGGCCCGCTCCGCCCCGATAGAACGCACAACCCGATCCCAGACGTCGGAGTAGTGCCCGGAGTACAGCAGGCGCCGTCGCTGGGCGCTCTCCGTCCACCGGGCCGATTCGACAGGATCCCGCGGGGCAGGGGGCCGGCTGTAGGGGCTGATTCCAGGCTGGATCGGCATTGGTCTATGCTACCCTGACGCGCACCGGTCGCGCAACCCGTACGCCACCGAGGATCCACGGCTTCAGCGCATAACGTAGAGCGTCGACAGGGTCCTTGTAGTTCTCCGTCCAGTCCCACTTTCCAAGCGCCTCGATCAGCGTCTCGCACCGGCCGGCAACCTTGAAGTGCCCGGGGCGGATCATCGCCTCGTGAAGCCACCGGGCGCCGCGGTACTTGGCGCCCGCGCCCGCCCGCTGGCCTCGTTTCGCTGAAAGAATCGGAGGTGACAGCTTGCGTTCGCCGACTCGGAGTAGGTCGGCGATCGCCTTCTGCGTCTCCGTGTTGCTCTTCTCCGTCAGGTCGTTTCGACGCCCCGTGTAACGCTTGTCGCCGTGCGCGAAGTCGACCTGTTCCCACCGCAGGTCTTGACGCTGGAGCATCGCGACGATCTCCTTGGCGTCCTGCTCCGTCGTGGTGCGGCCGTCGCTGACGTACTCGTCGAGCACCCAAACGCGCGGATGCTCGCCTGCGTCGTCCACAGCGACAAGAATCGCGACCTGACGGTGCGAGTCGTCGCCGTAGTCGATCCCGATCGCAAGCTTGTGAGTGCGCGGCAACAGAGCCTCGGGGATGTCCTTCGTCCGGGTGACGTGGGCGGCGGGGTCCCAGGCCGGGAAGACCTGACCCATCGCGCGGAACTCCCACTCACCGTCCAGGATGACCGGCGCCTCCCATTCGAGGACGAGGCGCCGTTGCTCCGCAATCCACGCCGCATCCATCGGGCGGCCGTCCGTCGTCCGCAGCGGCGCGGACCGTCCGATCGGGATCAGATGTTCCGCTCTCAGGCTGTAGTGCAGGTCCACAATCTGGCCGTCGTCGACGAGGTCGCGGATGTAGTCAACGGGTGCGTTGACAGGCGTAAACGTCATCCGCATATCGCCGCCCGTGCGGGTCAAGCGGCGCTCCACCTCGCGAAAGGCGCGCTGATTCGCTGGCGGCTCGTCGAAGAGCACGCCGTCCAGGGTAGCCCCGGCGAGGTTCAGGCTGTGCTGGCCTGTCCAGCGGAAGTGCAGCCAGCTCCATCCGCCGTGGACCGAGCGGATCCCCACCTTCGGATACTTGCCGCGGTAGTGACCTTTCGCGTCCTGAAACGTCGTCTCGGGGTGGATCCAGTTCGGCGGGAGGAGGTCGTGCAGCTTGCGGGCGAGCTGGCCCGACTGCTGCTCAGACGACGAGACGATCCATCCCGTAACAGGACGCTTCGGCACCGGGCGGTACGGATGCTCACCACGCGCCCACCACGCCTGATCGGCGACCCCGACCGTAGACTTGCCGAGAGCCTGATTGCCCGCTCGGAGGAGGACCCGCTTGTCTCGCTGGTGGAGGTAGGCGTGCTGCGGTGGCAACCACTCAAGGTAGTCAAGCGGGTTGCGCTCCACAATGGACACAGCACGTCCCAGGAGTCGCATCAGTCCTCCTCTTCGATGACCACGCGGATCCGATCGCGAACCTGGGCGGGCAGGCTCCGCCAGTCGGCGCGGAAGCCCTCGACGATCTCGTCCTCCGTCATCGCCGCCTCGCCCGCCGCTTTCTTGCGCTGCCTCTCGACGACCAGCGCCTGGTGTGTGTCGGCGATGCCCTTGAGCGCCTGATTATACGCGATGCCCGTCGCGCCGCCCTCGATGGCGTCCTGATACCGAGTCAGCGTCCAGACGAGCATGGCCTCGGTGTCCATCGCCTGGACAGGGCCGGCCACCTTCTCGCGCTCGGGAGGCTTCTGGTCGGTCGGGAAGTCTACGAGGTTCAGCGAGTTCTTGCCGCGGGGACGGGGCGCGTCGAATGGGGCGCGATCTCCACCTCCGCCCTTTGGCGGGCGCCCGCTGCGCGGCTTCGTTCCGTCTGTGGTGGTCATCTATGCGCCTCCTTAGCTGAACTTCGCAGCTTCATTCTGACTCGCTGGTCGGTATTCTGACCAAACCAATGAACACCTTGGCCTTTTATGTCAGCGCGCGCGCATTTTCGGACATTGGCGAG